ACCCAGAATAAGAGATTAGCTAATGGATAAACGAACAGTAGCATCAGCGCATGAGCGAATAGATGAATTGCAGATACAAGTTGCGGAGATAAAGACTGAGATGAAGATACAATTTAAAGACCTCTACAACCGTATCAAAAGACTTGAAGCAATCATGATTGGTATTAGTGGCGCGAGTTTACTGTTGCTATTACGAATGACATTTCTGAGCTAGGGCAATGGACCCAGTTAGCTGTGTAGCATTAGCAACAGGGGCGTATAAAACCCTCAAAGCTGCAATAAGCACTGGGAAAGATATTCAAGAAATGACAGGAACTTTGTCACAATGGGGCAAAGCTTTCTCTGATTTTACTAACTTAGAAGAACGAGAAAAGAACCCACCATTCTGGAAGAAAACATTTCGAGGTTCTGATGAAGAAACAGCCTTAGAAATTTTTGCAAATAAAAAAAAGATGGAGCAGATGCGCCAAGAAATTAAGGATCATATTTCTTGGAACTATGGCCCGGCTGCTTGGAAGGAGGTTCTTGCGATAGAGGCCCAAATGCGTAGGCGTAGAAAAGAAGAACTTTACAAAAAGCAAGAACGTATAGATGCAGCTATTAATTTTAGTATTGGCGCTGTTATTTTTATAGTTAGTGGTGGGATATTGTTTCTTGGCTTTTATGCTCTTGGCAAATGGCAAGGGCGTTGGTGATGTGGGTGTTGCTTTGGTTACAATTAGTCAGTGGAGAGTTTAGTCATTATCACGTAGGAAGTTATAGCAGTGAGGAAGCTTGCAAAGCAGCCAGGGCGGAAGCTAAAGTGTTAGTTACCAATACAAATAGTAAAGTGGTGTGTCTTAAAATTGAACGGTGATATTACAGGAACGGCGTAACAAATATATTATCTATGACAAAAATGGAAAAGTTGTTATAATTACAAGAGACAAACGAGTAGCCTTACATTTTGCGAGGAAACAATATGGTACAAATTACCGCTAGTTATATTGATGAATTAAAAATTTTACCGCGCCTGGCATTTTTGTGTCAGATTATTTTAACCTGGAAAGTTTGTATGTGGTACATGACATTGCCCGATCCGAGTGTTGCTCAGAGTTCGTTCGTATCGATTGTTACGGCCATGCTTTCAGCGTCGTTCGCATTATGGTTAGGTAAAGAAGCTAAGACAGATAGGGGAACAAACAATGCTACAGACACTTATAGGTCCGATAACTGAACTAGCTGGAGGTTGGTTAAATGCCAAAACGCAAGCCCAACAAGCAAACGCAAAGCTCAAGCTTACCGAAGCCGAAGCCAAAGCCAAAATCCTCGTCTCAAAAGAGACCTCAGTCCAAGACTGGGAAAGGATTATGGCACAAGGTTCTCAAAATTCTTGGAAGGACGAATGGTTAGTTTTATTATTTTCAATTCCTCTCATACTAGTATTCACTGGGGAACAAGGCCGGACAATTGTTGCAGAAGGGTTTGCAGCATTGGAACAAATGCCTGAGTGGTATCAATACACGTTAGGCGTAATCGTAGCCAGTAGCATTGCAGTGCGTTCAGCAACTAAGTTTTTTGGGAGAAAGTAATGGAAATGTGGCAATGGATAATGCTGTTCTCAGCGGTAAGTTTAAACACGTTAGTTAATTGTTGGCGTTTATACCTGGAGGCAAAGAGATGAAAGAGAACTATGATATCTTTTTTGACAAGCTGCTAAAAGTTGAGGGCGGATTTACGGATGATGAACATGATCCAGGCAATGCGCGTGGCGATGGGCATGGCAACCAGGGATCAACTAACCTGGGCGTAACGGCTAAGGTTTGGGCTGAGTACACAGGCAAACCAGCTCCGATCGAGGTCATGAAAAAATTAACAAAAGATGATGTCAAGGAAATGTATCGAGAGTTATACTGGCGGAAAGTAGGCGCGGACCAATTACCTAGCGGGATTGATATTTCGGTTGCAGATTTTGGAGTTAATTCTGGACCAGGAACCGCTGTTATGAAGTTACAACGTGTGATTGGGGCATCCCAGGATGGTTCGGTGGGGCCACAGACTATACGCATGGCCCATGATATGGAGACTTCAGATGTTCTTAATGGCCTGGCTACACAGCGAGAAATGTATTTACGTAGTCTAAATAAATTTGAACGCTATGGAAAAGGTTGGTTAAATCGTAACCAGGACGTTTTGAAAAAAGCAATGGAAGTAGCCTATGAAACGTAAGTTTAAACCAGTTCCCAAAGATAAGAAGTCAGGCATTCCCAAGAAGTATGTGAAGGGTTCCAAAGATCCAGACGCAACGCGAAGGGAAATCCTACGGACCAGGGCGCTGTATAAAATGGGTAAGCTTACTCCCGAAATGATGGATCGTATCAGCAAGCAAAGGAGTAAAAGATAATGGCAGCACCTGAGAAATATAAAAAAATGTTTGGCGCAGCTAGAGCCGAAAAAATATATAAGCGTGGCCTGGGCGCTTATTACTCGAGCGGATCACGTCCGAAAATGTCAGCTCATCAATGGGCTGTTGCCAGGTTAAAAGCTCACGCAAAAGGAAAAGCCACAGTTAAAAAAGCTGATGGTGATTTATTTAGGAGAAGTTAAATGCCAAAAGGACCAGGAACATACGGATCACAGGTTGGTCGACCACCAAAAAAAGATAAAAAAAAGCCAGATTTAAAAAAGGTAGCCATGAAAAAAATGATGGCTACCAAAAAAAGTAATTAGTTATGGTCGAGGCATAGGCTTCACGATTTGATTAGAAGCCACCTGAGTGCCTTTACAATAAATATGAACTTTATCCTGGTGAGGGATCATTATGGCGTACATAGCGGCCTTAGAATGGCTGCAAGCGTCATATGATGGGAATAATATATTGTGAGTTAGCTGTTCGCCCTGGGCAAAGTAACTCAGTACCATGAATGTGTAGTATTTAAGCATCGTTTAATTCCTTCTCTCTACCATCAACAAATTTAATTCTATGCTTCTTAGCCATGTAATCGACGGTGTTGAAATGAACACCGAGTAACCTGGCTGTTTTGGTTTTACTGAACCCGGCCTCAGCTAGATCCATATAGTTTTTTGCTACGTGTCCCCGGCGTCCCTCTGATCCTGATAGTTTAACAGGCCAATTGAGATTATATTTCTTAACCATATTAGTTATGGATGAAGTATTTTTCCCCAACAACTGAGCCGCCTGGCAACGAGAGTACCCGGCATCTGCAAGCCTCTGCATATACTTGGCAATCTCTTTGTCATGTCGAGCTTTCATTTTGTGATATTCCTCAATCATTTTTGTGACATCCTTTTGTTGGCCTTAAATTTCTGATCGACCAGGGCCATGTTTTCTTCACCGAGCTGGTCAATCAAATTAAAGTTTGCTTTCCAGAGTTTATCCATCGTCACTTGTGACTTGCCGCTGAGTTGGTATTTCCTAAAGATCTCTACAAGCTTTTCGCTATAGTCCTCGGGTGTATTGAGTGCGTGGCCGCAAGGTTCGCCGTTGTGCCAGTAAGGTTGCCATACCGGCATTTGTCCAAGTAATTCCTGTTCTGGTTCTTCTGGCGTCTCTGGTTCTATTGGATGCACACTCACATCTATCTCTTTTTTTTGAGGCTCCTCTTTCTTTTTTTCTGCAAGCTCTTTGTCTTTTTGTTTTTTGATTGCATCCCAGTCGGCCTCATCTTGTGAATAAGCACCATACAAACCAACAAGCTTTATAATTACTCGATCCTTTGCACGTTTCTCAGCCATTGCATAAGGATAGCTTTGTTGGTTCTTACCTCGATCGATGTTGATTGGCATAGCCTCACCGATGGACCATTCAACTTTATCGCCAAGCCTACCAGTTACGCAAAGAACACAGATCCTTTCTTGTGCATTTGACTCTACAATTACCGGGGCATCAAACGTTACACCCTTACTTGCTGCAATTTTTTCTAGTGTTTTGTGTAATAACACATAAGAACCGTGACAATTCCAACCATCTTTTTTTGGATCTAGGCCAAGTTCTTTAAATACTTCGATTACATTTTGCGGTATGTCGTGTTTCATTTTACCCTCACAGTTACGCCAGGTTGACCGGCTCTAAGTTCAGCACCAGGAACAAACTCCCTGGCCTCTAGTTGTTGTTTGATTGCAGCCAGGTCGGGAGATTTTTTTACTCGCATCAGCTGAGTTGGTATTTCTTCCGGGTCTACTATGCAGACGTTTTGCCTGGCTTTTGTTCTGCTTACCGTCGCAAGTGGATGCTGTACTTTCTTTGATCCTATCGCGTCAAGCAAGTGACCGATTGTTTGAGATATTGCATCAGCCTTATCATTCAGTCGTGCCGCTCGATCCTGGTAAGTTTTAGCCAGGGCTTTCACCGCTTCCTCGTTTGCCTTTACTTCCTGGCGCTCTTGGATCAGTTGACCCAGGACATCCATTGCATCCGTCTCACCGTCGAGCGTGTCCAGGAAACAATCCTCATCGTCTCCGACCATTGCCCGAATGTTATCGGCCATACGCCTGATTTCTTCATAGTTAATCAACATATTTGTGGCCCTCCCCAGTTACCTTCCAGACAATTTCAGAGTTTCCCCATTGATTTTTTTTACGTGTCTCTGTGTCCTGGATTAAATTCATTTCTTGCAATTCTGTTAGTCTTGGCCGTATCATCAAAAGCGATAGGCCCGATTTGTTTGCAATGTCGGTTCCAGAACCGTCCTCCATCTTTGCTAACACTTCGAGTACCTCCCGACGCCGGCCTGTCACAACAGGGGCCACTTTATGCGCCGCCGCTCGTTCTGTGTCAGGTCCGTCGCGGTGGTGCATTTTTTTGATTTCAACTTTATCAATCTTCATTTGTTTTCCTTCCTATTATTTCGTCATACTCTGCTATGACCTGGTTTAATCTTTCGATAGACATCGATAGAAACGCCTCATCCGTGCTGTGATACCCGGAACGTACACCAGTTGGGATATCATTTAGCTCTGCTTCCTTCCGCTCCTTGTAACGCTTTGTATCGTCTCGGAGCTTAATCATTTGTTCCAGGGATAACTCAACCATAGATCAACGCCAGGAATAAACCGCCATACAACATAACGACTAAAGCTAGAGCGCCTATGATATCGCCCAGGGTAATTGACTTAAGCGTTTTGATAAAATCCTCAAAGCTATCCATTGTTACACCTCCCAGAACAATAATACATTACCGATTACTTTACTCTTAAACTGGGTTACTCCCCACAAGTAATTGATAAAGAAATTTTCTAAACTCATTAAGTTTTCTTCATATCGATAGTAGACCTTGCCCTCGTCGTTGGTACAGGTCTCGACTATCCCATCCTTAATCATGCTGTGTATATCTAACACTTTGTATAGATCCTCCATTTTTTACCTCATTGAACCAGGAACGCGCCCCGGAGGGCGCTAACCAAGCTTAATGATAAGACACACTCACAAACATTACCTGGGGAATGTGGTCGTTCATGTTAGTGAACTCATAGATATCTTCCATCCCATTAAATCGTCCGTACTGGTGAACCATTGCAGCCTTGTCAATCTCATCTTTTTTGCTCATGTCGGCCTCGTTACACCAAACATAAACACCATTACATCCAGCCGCCTGGTAACTCTTGACCTGGGCTTTGACACCGATCGCCTTTAACTTGCTTTTGATTTGTGCCGCTGCTTGTGCTTGAACTGATTTACCCATTGTTTCCTCCTATTGGTATTTGTAGTGATGAGCGCCAGAGCTATCCTGGTATTGCTCATTCCAGGCCATTTTATCCTGGTTATTAAGTTGCATGGCATGGCCAAATGATTCGCTTAAATTTCGAAACTTACCGCACACCTGGTTATCTCGCATATCCACAACCTGGTAATCCATGTATCCAACGTGATGCACTGCAAAATGACCTGATTTAACTTTGATTGACATTTATATACCTACCTTTTCTAATGCCTTAACAGTTGCTTTTGCGCTTGTGCATATTCCAAACAGCCATTTATCGAAGCTGCCCATGTCCCACATATCAGAGTAATACACAGCGTCCTCTTTTAACTCTGAAAGGTGAGGGTCGTTTGCGTTGACCCAAACGTGGGTTTTAGTTTCTTTGACAACAACAGGTGTATCAAGATCTCGCTCTTGATGATCCTGGAAAAATCGTTTTGGTAACTTTATTAAACCAACCATTACATTATCCTCCTAAGCTGCTATTTCAAATAATGGTAAGGGAGCTAACTCCTGATGATTAACTTTTGCGTTAATTCGATCGTTAAACTGTTGAACATGATTAACGTACTTGTTTTTACTGTAACACTGATTGATTGCTAAGTTACAGCTGTCGGCGCTATCCCATCCCCAATTTTGTAACTGGCCTAACCCTCGCATCATGTGAACCCAGGGTCGTTCCTGGCCACTTTGCAAAGCCAACCAATCAATTCTTGCCAACGCAGTCTTGGCTCGTAAATGCCAAGCGCTACCCTCTTTTGCTTTTGATATGTCAAACTCACCGCAGCTGCCCCAACCAACAAAGTTAAACATCATGCACAACTTATCTAATTGCTCAAAACTTTCATTCATGTGCCATATTGCCATTGCTCGTTCCGGGTATTTAAGCTTGTTACCTCTGATGCACTCAGCAATAAGCATTAAGTTATCTTCCTCAGAGCCGCCGATAACGTCGGGAATAACAGCAACAGCTTGTGGGCATCGCTCCATTGCAGCGTTCGCCCAACTGTAAAAACCATCCCACCATTCCGCATTAAGCTCGATGCCTTTTTTCCAAGCAGTAAAAGCTCCGTTGTCTAAAATTAATATTTGATCGTCACCAACAAGATCAATGCACTCGTCAAGTTGCTCGGGGTGCATATAGCTAACACAGAAGCTACAGCCTTTAAGCTGTGGCAATAATCTTTTGGGAGTTATCGGAGTTCCGTGAACAATTCTTTTCATTACATTATCCCCCTAATCGAAAAAATTACCTTTAACCCAGTGATACTTACCAGGCTTACTCTCATACCAGACACCCTCAGGTTTTGACCTGGTCATTTCATTGGCCTCATTCATGGCCTCACTTAAAGTAACACCCTCAAAAACCATATGCTCATGTTCGTATCTAAATTCGAAAATATCTACACCGTACATAATTACATTATCCTCATTACTTCGCCGGCTTTTGCCCTGGCAACCCAATCATCCTGACCGTCCTTGTCACCGGCCTGGACCTTAGCCAACAAGCTTTCCTCATAGGCTATCATTTCTTCTAACTCGCATTGTCTCTCACCAGCTCCCCTGGCTTCCTTCTGGTCAAACAAGTCAAACTGCATTCTTTTCCCTCCTATAAAAAACAAATCACATATTGCAATCTAATTACTGATATCACAATGTCAAGTGGTATCACTACAAAAAGGTAAAAAAAATGAAAAAAAGGCGTCAAAGTTTAGGAAATCATGACAAATTAGTAACGTTTGTTGTTCGATTACCTGGTGCATTAAAGAAACGGTTAGAAGATTACAGCGATCGATCTGGGCAATCCCAAGCATCTATTATTACAAGCCTGGTGGCCGATCACATTCCAAATGATGGGGATGATGCGATTACATTGCCGGAGCCACCAGTTCGGGATGATTTAGATCTATCGGACAACAGGGTTGATTTAAAAAAATGGTTAGCTGAACATGGCAAGAGTTGATTTCTGGTTAACAGGTCAACCAGTCGGCAAGGGCCGACCCAGGTTCACCAGGCAAGGACGAGCATACACACCGGCCAAAACAAAAGCATACGAAATGAAACTGGCCGCCGCTGCATCAAACGCAATGCAAGAATTAAAGCTGGAACCAACGACCAAAAGATGCGAGGTTCATATCTTAGCACAGTTCGAGATACCTAAATCATGGTCTAAGAAGCGCAGAGACGCCGCTGTGATGGGGGAAGTGTTCCCTGGTAGGCCAGACATCGATAATATTGTTAAGGCTGTCCTGGACGCTTGTAACGGCGTTACGTTCGAGGATGATGCCCAGGTATTCAGAGTAATGGCGACCAAAAGATACGGAGATCCAATGATCCTGGTAACGGTGGAGTGGGATGAATGAAGCCACCAATGGCTAAAAACAAAGACCTGAGAAACTTCGCCGTGATACCCATCGAAGCTTGCCGGGACCACAGATTGCATGGAACATCTGCATTCTCAGTCCTGGCTCTGATCTGTAGCTATTGCGATTACCTGGGCGTAACCTGGGTAAGCCAACAAAGAATTGCTAATGAACTGGGCGTCTCAAGACCAGCTGTTGCCAGGCAAATCAAAAAACTGAAAGATTACGGATACATCAAAAACGCCATGCCTCTCAATAAATGGCAAAAGACCAGGTCAATGCGTGTCATATTCAAAAGAGCGCCAGAAGATCTGGATGAGGCCAAAGCAAACCTCACAGCTGCACAACAGATAGGTGTCGAGGAAGGACGTAGAAAGGCAGCTGATGAGTTCAAAGCCAGGGCAAAATCTAAACCTCAGCCTGTGGATAACTCTCAACCAGGTGTAACATCAGAGGTTACGTCAGGTGTAACACCATTAGGTTACACAACCACACCATATAACAATATAGATATAAGTATTAATAGTGATGAAGCTAGACAGTTTTGTGTTATGTTTTTGAGATCTGCTGAAAGCTTTGGAACTCCAAGAGTATTGAATGATCGAGACATCACAGTGATGGAAACCTGGATTAGAAACGGATTAACCAGGCAAAAATGGGCTGATATACTCCAAAATCACTGGGATTATTGCAGAAACAACCATCGTGACTACGCTAGAGGCATCGGATACTTTGCAAACCCGGTCGATCGGGTAACAACCGGCAGAACAAAAGCCCAGGGAAAAACTGCAAAAAGTATTCTAAAAGCGACATCGAGCCGTTTAAAATACCGATAATCTGCTAAGTCATTGATTTTGCTAGATTCTAGATTCGCATAACATATATTATGTTAACAAACGCACAAACGCGCCAAAAAATCGATACCTTTCCCCTCCCCCCTCGCGCCTGTATGTACGGTCCCCCACAAAAATATTTTCTGGAATTTTCCCAAAACGTATGCGATACCATTAAGATAAACTTAGGAAGGAGTTTAGAATGAAACGAACATTAAGAGTTGTCCAGGGACAGAAGCGTAGGAATGATCCTAATAAGACGGATTGGGTTCGATTGGGCATTGGGTGGTCTGACAGCAAGGGAACCAGGATTAAGTTGAATGCGTTACCATTACAGGATGAGAATGGTGAGGTATGGATTAATCTGTTTGAGGACGATGGGTCTGACAAGGGACAGGGACAATCTTCTCAGCAAAATAATTCTGATGGTGGGAATGATTTGGATGATGAGGTTCCATTTTAATGGCTAGAACCCGGCAAACGCCTATTGGTCGGTTTGGTGGTATTCGTGTTGCACAGCGTCGTCTTAGGACGAGTGAGACATTGGAGAACCATAAAGAAGCGGTTGCCCAGGAGCTGATTGCCCTGGGTACGACATCGATTACTGAGATTATGAATTTAGACGGTACGATGAAGGATGAGAAGGATATTCCTGATTATGCGCTGAGATCGATTAAAAAGATTACGCCTATGCCTGATGGTCGGGTAGCGATTGAGTTACATGATAAGGTTGCGGTGTTGAGGGTATTGGCTAAGGCAGCTGGGTTTTTGGATAATCCTGATCGTGAGAATGACAAACCGTCGATTGTTGGGATCAACATGAAGGGTCCGGCCACAACGGAGTATGCTGAGGTAATTGATGATGAAGGATCTTAATAATAGGATAAAAGATCTTGAGGCTTGTCTTGAGGAGATCGAGCGTGTTGCCCTGGTAAGTGAGGGTGTTGAGTTTTATGCAATGTTAGCTCGTAAAGGATTGGATGGTAAATATGTCCGAGATCCCCAGCCTCGATCTTAATTTTGAGAACAGTCCTACTGTTTGGAAGTTTTTACATGATGATAGTTTCGTTAGGGGGTTGATGGGTCCAGTAGGATCGGGTAAGTCTTATGGCTGTGCAGCTGAGATAATGCTTAGGGCGGTGAGGCAACAACCCAGTCCACGCGACGGTATTCGTTACACTCGTTTCGTTATTGTTCGTAATACTTATCCTGAGCTGCGCACGACCACCATTAAGACCTGGCAAGAGTTATTTCCAGAAGATACTTGGGGATCAATGCGTTGGCAGCCACCGATATCGCATCATATTAAGATCCCTACTCGGGGGGATATACCTGGTATTGATTGTGAAGTGATATTCATGGCGCTTTCATCGCCTCAAGACGTTCGTAAGTTATTGTCGCTCGAGCTTACCGGCGCTTGGGTAAATGAGGCTCGGGAGCTTCCTAAAGCAGTAATCGATGGATTAACGCATCGGGTTGGCCGGTATCCTGTAAAATCTGATGGTGGTCCGACCTGGTACGGCATTTGGATGGATACCAACCCTCCAGATAACGATCACTGGTGGCATGAACTGGCGGAGAAAAATCCAATCGGCGGAAAGTTTGCCTGGTCTTTTTTCAGACAGCCTGGTGGTGTGCTGCAAGTGAAACCTGATGAAGTCCCAAAGGAGAACGCTGATGCACAAGGATTTTTATTCTCTGGTGGTAAGTGGTGGAAAGTTAATGACGATGCGGAAAATAAAAACAATCTCCCACCAGGATACTATCAACAGCTACTTGGCGGTAAGAATGTCGACTGGATACGGTGCTATGCCCAGGGTATGTATACATTTGTCCAAGAGGGCCGGCCTGTTTGGCCGGAATACGATGATGAGCTTATGTCTGGGGATGTCGAGGTAGATCCATACTATCCGATACAGATCGGTGTGGACTTCGGTTTAACCCCAGCTGCAATCTTCGGCCAAAGAACAACAGCCGGGGCCTGGCGAATATGTGACGAGCTAGTAACGTTTGATATGGGCCTGGAACGATTTGGCCAGGAGTTACTTGGGAGAATAGCCGAGCGATATTCTAAGCATGAAATAATGATATGGGGCGATCCAGCCGGTAACAAACGAGACGAGATCTATGAAGTTACGGCCTTCGATCATTTGAGATCGATCGGATTTAAAGCACAGCCGACGGAAAGCAATGCCTTCCAGGTACGTCGAGAGGCTGGAGCTAGTCCAATGTCACGCCTGGTTAATGCAAAACCTGGATTGATGGTCGATAAAAAATGTATTCGTCTAAGAAAATCTTTAAGCGGTGGATATTTCTTCAAACGCCAGTCCCTGGGCGCTGGACAGGAAAGATTTAAAGATATGCCTGTCAAGAACGAACATTCGCACTGTGGGGATGCTTTTGGCTACTTAATGCTAGGTGGCGGCGAACAACGGCGATTACGCCGGGGATCTTATGGTCAAACGTTTCAAAACAGCGTTGCACAAGCACAAACTGAATTTAATATATTCTAATGGGACTAATACAGCTACCGACATTTAAAATGCGGCCAGATGAACAAATAGTTCCTCTAACTTACGAACATTTGCTTGCTTTAAAGCTTGGACCGCATGAACAGGAGTATGCAAAGAATATTCCCGGCTATTTAGATTATCTTTGGGAAAATTCAGAGTTTGGATGGTCCTGGAGCGCGATCGGCAAAGGTCGTATCATTTGTTGCTTTGGTGTTAGACATATCTGGGCGAACGTCGTTGAGTGTTGGTTTTTGCCCGGAGAAGGGCTAAATGAACACGCAAGATCGACTTTAGTGGGTGCAAGAGCTATTTTACAGGACGTTATGGACAGTTATGATATCACTAGGATGCAAATAACTGTAAAATGTGACCATCCGATAGCAGTAAGGTTTGCCAAATCACTATATTTTGATGTAGAATGCAGATTAAGGAAGTACGGTCCAGAGGGGGCCGACTATTATTCAATGGCGAGGTTTGATTAATGTCTGGTCTTTTAAAAAGAAAAAAGAAAGCGGCTCCAGTAGAAGAAACTCCAGCGGCAGCAACTCCAACAGTTACAGCTCCAACTCCAGCTCCGGCTCCACCTCCAAAACCAAAACCAGCTCCGAAACCATCAAAGTCTTTTATTGCTGAAAAGAAACGCGAAGAAAGAGCCGAACGTGAGGAAGCGCGTGTTGAGGCTGAGGAATTGGCTGAGAGTGAAAGATTGGCAAAAAGAAAACGTTTGAGACGTATAGGAGGAATGAGAATGTTATTCTCTCCATTGCGTCGTGAGGGACCGGGATACACACGAACCTTGCTAGGGGTTTAATATGTCAAATTTTTTCTCACGTTTTTTTAAAAAGAAAACCACAAAGCCCAAGCCTAAACCACGCCCAACAAGAACTTATACTGATACCAGTAGTTTAGCTGGTATTGAAAAGGCATCCAGAACAAGTAAGCCGACGTTTTTCGGGGATCTTGCAATGGGTCTTGGTCTGAAAAAGAAAGATACTTCTTTTAAGATTAGAACTCTCCAAACGATAGAAAGAAATAAACGAAAGAAGAAAAAAGAAGAAGAACTAAGAAAATCAGGAATTGGTGATAAAGGAAAAAAGAGCGGCTCAAGAAAAACAGCATCAGCACCGCCACCGCCGAAGAAAAAAACGGATGAAGAACTTTATGCTGAAATGATGGCGCGTGAATTAGAGAAGCGTCGAAAAGCCGGGCAAGAGGCGCGGCAAAAATACGAGCGTCGAGTGGGCGCTGAAGTTGCTGCAAGACGTAAAAAAGTTCAATTATTACTTTTGTAAGGAGTAGATATGACAAAAATTAAAGAAGATGATCGAGTTTACCGTAAAGTTATCGAAGAACCTAAACGCGCTCGAAATGATAAAGGTCAATTGGTTGCCGATGATCCATCAACTCCCGACGTAAACGAAGCCTGGGAAGGTGGTAAAGCTCCGAAAACAACTAAAAAGAAAGCTGCAACTCGTGGTAAAAAAAGCACATCAAAATCCTAAAGGTGGGTTAAATGCCGCTGGACGCGCCTTTTTTAAACGGCAAGGCTCGAACCTCAAGCCGCCAGTAAAGAAAGGTGATAATCCTCGTCGGGCATCCTTCCTTGCTCGAATGGCGGGGAACCCTGGGCCGGAGCGTGACAACCAGGGTAGACCTACCCGGCTCCTCCTGTCCCTCCGAGCCTGGGGTGCTTCATCAAAAGCAGATGCCAGGAAGAAAGCTAGAGCAATAAGCGCGAGGAATCAAAATGCCTAAATTAAATGTTAAAGAAGTAATGGGCCGTGAGGCTAAAGCGCAAGCTCGAAAAGATGAATGGCGGACAATCTATGAAGATTGTTATGAGTTCGCACTTCCTCAGCGTAATCTTTATAATGGATACTATGAAGGCAAAGTTCCTGGAAAAGCAAAGATGCAACGTGTTTTTGATTCCACTGCAATGTCCTCAACTAAACGTTTTGCCAACCGTTTGCAGTCAGGCTTGTTCCCACCTAATCGACATTGGTGCAGACTAGAGCCTGGATCTGGAATACCAAAAGAACAACGCGGTCAAGCGCAAGAAATTCTAGATGCTTATACAGATATTATGTTCGACCAATTGCGGCAAACAAGCTTTGACCTGGCAATGGGAGAGTTTTTGTTAGATCTTTGTGTCGGTACAGCCGTAATGATGATTATGCCAGGGGATGAAGTCACGCCCCTTAGATTTATAGCCATACCGCAATACCTGGTCGCAGTTGAGGAAGGCGCTTATGGTATTGTCGATAATGTCTATCGTAAGCTTAGAATTAAGGCCGAAGCGATCACAAGAGAGTTTCCAGACGTAAATATTACAACGGAACTACAAGACGCTATCGATCAAAGAGGTAATGAGGAGCTAGATCTTTTTGATGCTATCATATTCGACCAGGAAACTGGGCGGTATCATTATCATGTTATCTGGCCGTATAAGTCCCAGGAATTAGTTTATCGTGAAATGACATCTAATCCTTTTATTGTTGCTCGTTTTAGTAAAACGGCTGGTGAAATATATGGTCGCGGTCCCTTAGTAGATGCAATTGCAGATATAAAAACATTGAATAAAACGGTTGAGCTTGTGCTGAAAAACGCAAGTCTTTCAATCTCTGGTGTATTCCTTGCGGCTGATGATGGTGTGTTAAATCCTCAAAACGTTAAAATCCAACCAGGTGCAATCATTCCAGTTGCGCGTAACGGTGGGCCACAAGGAGCGTCCCTAGCCCCTCTCCCCCGGGGTGGGGACTTTAATACAAGTCAGATTGTAATGAATGATTTACGCATGAATATCAAAAAAGTCTTAATGGACGATACATTACCGCCTGATACAATGTCGGCTCGATCTGCGACAGAAATCGCACAGCGCCAGGCCGAGCTTGCTACAAACTTGGGTTCTGCATTTGGTCGATTAATGACAGAAATAATGAACCCTTTAATCGCAAGAATATTAACTGTTCTTGATCGCCAGGGGCTTATTAATATGCCCTTAAAGGTTGATGGAGTACAAATTAAAATCACTCCTATCTCTCCTTTGGCAGAAGCGCCAAAAATGGAGGAAGTTAATAAAGTTCTAAACTTTATGCAGATTGCTAATGCTATGGGTCCAGCTGGACAAATGGCGATTAATGTTCAAGAAGCGGTATCATTCATAGCGGAAAAAATGGGTGTGGATCAAAGTATTCTAAACGATCCTCAAGAAGTTGAAATGATGATGATGCAGCAACAAATGATGGCACAACAGCAAGCTCAGTTGCCAGGTGACGAGCAAGTTGCGGAGGCCATGCAATGAGTTCAGCGGATGGGTGGGCAGGATTAAGCCAGGCATTCGCAGAACCGCCAAAGGCGGATGACATAGATCTTTTATATGGTCGTGTCTTTAAATCTGAGGAAGGCCAAAAAGTGCTAAGTCACTTGAGGCAGATAACAATAGAACAACCCTCCTGGTATCCAGGTGAAGATTCCAGTCATGGATTTGTACGAACTGGTATGTCTGAACTGGTGCGATTAATCGAGCGTAGGGTAGAAAGGTCAAATAATGTCTGAAGAAACACAAGTAGCAGAAGCTCCCCAGGAACAGGAAAGCCTGGTTAATCTAGCTCCAGAGCAAGAGGAAGTGGTGCAAGAAGCGCCTATGAGAGTTCAAGAGCCGGATGAAAGTGAAGAAATTAATATTGACGAGGATGTTGAATACGAGCGTCCAGATTATTATCCAGAAAAGTTTTGGGATGAGGATGGGCCAGATGTTGAAAAACTTGCAAAGAGCTATGCAGAACTTGAGAAAGCCTTTAAGCAAGGTAAACATAAAGCCCCAGAAGATGGTTACGAAATGCAAGATTTGGTTGATCGAGGTCTCGATCTGGAAGATCCGAGCGTTGAGATGTATCAAGAATGGGCAAAGAAATATGGCATCTCTCAGCAAGCGTTTACAGAATTGGCTGGTGGCATCCTGGAGCTTACTGGTGAACAGGAAGAAGCTATAGAGTATGATCGTAGAGAGGAAATGAATAAGCTAGGTGAACGCGCCCAGGAAAAAATTTCATATCTGGAACGTCATATCAAACGAGCAAATCTTAATAATGCCGAGCAACAAGCTTTAGCAGCCGGACTTAATAGCGCTGATACAATCAATGCAATGATAAAATTTATCCAGGGATACACCAATGAGGGCATTCCAACTAGCCCGGTTGTTGCTACTCCTGAGATGGGTGTTGAGGATTTACGCCAGGCGATTGCAGATCCCCGGTGGCAGTCAGATCCAGTGTGGCGCAGTAAGATAGAGCGACAATGGGAAGCGGCTAACACGGCTAGTAACTAGATTTAGTTGCCAAATCATTTTAAAGTGTGTATATGTTGTTTTAACGGCTAACCGTAGGCGCGGCCCGTTGATGTGGTAAACCACTGGTTGGCGCGGCCATATTCGCGCAAGCGACCGCCCGAACATCGGCTAACGGTATGCGATCAATGTGAAACCTAAATAGGAGGTTCTGCAATGGCGCAGAGTATTACCAATGCCTTTGTGACACTCTTTGATGAAGAAGTTAAACAGGCATATCAAGGCGAAAGCCTACTAAGAGGCACTATGCGATCACGTACTGGTGTCCAGGGCAACACTGTAAAATTCCCGAAAATCGGAAAAGGTGTTGCAACTGTTCGCGTTCCACAAACCGACGTTACTCCGTTGAACGTGACATATTCACAAGTAACAGCAACAATGACAGACTATATTGCTGCGGAATACTCAGACATATTCCATCAGTCACACGTAAACTTTGATGAGCGTCGTGAGCTGGTGCAAGTTGTGTCTAAGTCAATTGCGCGTCGTATGGATCAGATTTGTATTGATGCTCTTAATGCAGCTGCATCACCATCGACTGTTGCTACAGGAGTTGGCGGATCTGCATCGAACATGAATATCGATAAGCTACGTGCAGCGGCAAAAGCATTAAATGATAATAACGTACCAGCTGAAGGTCGTTATTTGTTGATGCACTCATCACAGCTTGACGCTTTGCTAGGTGAAACTGAGACAACAAGCTCAGACTTCGCAACGGTAAAAGCTCTTGTTCGCGGTGAAATCAACGCATTTATGGGCTTCAACATCATTACAATGGGTGATCGTGATGAAGGTGGTGTTCCAAAACCATCAACACGTTCGTGCTTTGCATGGCATCAAGATTCTGTTGGTTATGCTGAGTCAATGTCTCAAAAGTCGGAAGTTAATTACATCCCAGAGAAAACATCGTTCTTAGTAAGTTCAATGTTCTCAGCTGGTGCGATTGCGATCGACGATGAAGGCATTGTAAAAATCTCATGTACTGAATAAGGAGACTTAACAATGGCTTTCGATAAAACAGGTTTAGGAACTGGTGGCCCATCCAAAAAAGGTAATGCCCCTGTTATCTATACATATCAAACCGCTGATACTATTGCGACGGTAAACACAGAAGGTTATTTCAACGACTTGTCAGATACCCTGGCAGTTGGCGATTTGCTTTACGTTGTTTCGTCTACTGGTGGCACTCGTGTTAGTACCTTAACACAAGTTCTATCAAACACTGGTGGCGTTGTTGATGTGGCTGATGGAACAACATTAGCAGCAACAGACGGTGACTAATTGTCCCCAACTAGGGCCAGGCAACTGGCCCTAATTCTACACGGAGGATTATAATGGCCGTAGGCGATACAGACCTTTCAATTTGTTCAGATGCTTTGATCCTCTTGGGCGCTTCGCCCATTTCTTCATTTACAGAAGGCAGTGACGCGGCTCAGGCTTGTGATCGTTTATATCCCGATTTACGCGATACTATGCTCAGTACCTATGTGTGGTCCTGGACATTAAAGAAATCCCAAATTGCTAGACTATCAGCAGATCCTATTAATGAATGGGAATATGCTTATCAGCTTCCTGGCGATATGCTTTCTGGAGTTTTAGCAGTCTTTGAAACGAGCGGTACTAATGAAAGATCCAGGCGTTACGGATGGGAAGTGTACGGCGATCAATTATACACCAATATGGAAACGGCTTTTATTGATTACCAGGCTACGATTTCTGAAACCAAAATGCCTAATTATTTCGTTAGATTATTAAGAACTGCACTAGCTGGTGAATTAGCTATTGTAGTAACAGATCAAGCGGCAAAGGCTGATTATTTCAGAGCGCAAGCATTCGGAAGTCCTGGCGAAAATGGTCGTGGCGGATTAATGCGAGAGGCAATGAATATTGACGCTAGAGGGCAATCAACACAAATTGTTGAGGATTATTCTTTAATTGAAGTGAGAAACTAAATGCGCGTTACACAGTTTCAGACTAATTTCTCTGTTGGCGAACTTGATCCTTTATTACGCGCTAGAACGGATTTAGCTCAATATCAAAACGCATTAGAGCAAGCTCAGAATGTACTTGTGCAGCCACAAGGCGGCATAAAACGCCGGGACGGATTAAAGTTTATTCATAACTTTGGTGGTACTTTTACAGATTTCAAACTCATTCCATTTGAATTTAGTGTTACAGATAGCTATCTGTTAGCGTTTGTTGCCGGGCGTATTTATGTTTTTAAAGATGGTGTTTTGCAAACAAACATAAATGGATCTGGCAATGATTATCTAGCAGCCTCATCAATTACAGCGGCCATGCTTGATGAGCTTCAATACACACAAGCGGTTGATACCTTAATTCTATGTCATGAGGATTTACAAACGAAACGCCTGGTTAGAAACTCTGATACAAATTGGACGTTAGAAAACTTACCTCTGCTTAACTTACCTCAATATCCTTACGGATTTAGTACACACTCTCCGAATTTTACTATTACTCCGAGCGCAACTACAGGTAACATAACGGTTACGGCATCAGGCGTTACAACGGATACTGGTACGGCTCAGGCCGGCGGTGCTGATACTATTACACTAAAAGCAGCTAGTAGCTACACAAGCGACGATCAGCCCAATGGAATGTTTATTACTTTAACATCTGGAACTGGATCGGGACAAACCCGACACGTCGAGGATTATGTTGCGTCAACAAAGGTACTTACAGTGTACCCAGCGTGGGATACTCCGCCAAATAGTTCTACAGGTTATAAGGTAGAGGCATTTGCTCCATCTACGGTAAATGAATACTTACAAGTCTTATCAACATTTGGTCGAGCTAGATATGTTGAATATGTAAGCGCAACTGTAATGAAAGCATTTGTGGAAGTTCCATTTTTTGACACAGGCGCGATTGTAGCTGGTGAGTGGGAAAGTGAACATGGGTATGAGGACGTTTGGTCAAATAATCGAGGGTGGCCGAGATCAGCAACATTTCATGAGGGGCGCTTATATTTTGGTGGGTCAAAGTCTCGACCCAATACTATCTGGGGATCTAGGGTAATTGATTACTTTAACTTTGATCCTGGTACTGCTCTTGATGATGAAAGTGTAGAAGCCACAATCAACACTAATCAATTGAATGCAATTGTTGGGATTGTCGCTGGTGCAGATCTTAGGATCTTTTCAACTGGTGGTGAGTTTGTTGTTGTTCAATCAGAAGATTCGCCAATTACACCCGCTAACTTTTTAATCCGTCCACAAACAAGACTCGGTACTAAACCAGGTGTTCCGATTGAAGATCTTAATGGTGCATCAGTATTTGTGCAGCGCCAGGGTAAATCTCTCAATGCGTTTCAATATGGTGACACAACCAGATCATATCAGGTTCAACAGGTTTCAGTATTATCGTCACATTTGATAAAAACGCCAGTAGACCTCGCGGCACGTCGATCAACCTCAACAGATGAGGCCGACCGTTTATTTCTTGTAAATGGTGATGATGGATCAATGGCAGTTTATTCAATCCTGGTGGGACAACAGGTTATTGCTCCAAGCGAGTTTATAACGGATGGTGAATTTATTGCGGTAGCGGTTGAGTTGTCCGATGTGTATTGCATTGTAAAACGTACCGTAAATTCAGCAACTATTTATACATTAGAAAAATTTGATAGTTCTTTGACCTTAGATAGCGCTAAGACTGGCGGAGCGGCCTCCTCAGTAACGATGGATCACCTTCAAGGGGAAACGGTCCATATCGTGCGAGATGATGTTGTGGAGCCAACACAGACAGTACCAGCGTCACCTTTTACAATTACATTTGCAACGGCGGCTACTTCTAGTTACCAGGTTGGGTTGGATTATACAGTGTCGGCTAAAACAATGCCAACTGAGCCAACACTTTCAACCGGGTCTGTTCAAGGTGTTAAGAAAAGAATTGTTCAGATTGATGCGTTGCTACATGAAACGAAAAATCTTTCTTTAAATGGCAAACAAATTTCTTTTCGTAATTTTGGTGAGGATGTCTTAGATACAGCTGTTCAGCCATTTACTGGCTTAAAAACTGCACATGGTATTCTTGGATATAGTGCAACAGGACAAATTACTATAACTCAAACGGTTCCATTACCTATGACGGTATTAGGATTGGAATATAAACTTAGCGTGGGGACTTCCTAATGTCAGCAGCTCCATTATTTTTTGCCGGTGCTTCAATGTACTTATCAGCCAGGCAAGCTAAAGCGCAAAGAGAAGCGGCTAAAATGCAAGCCGAGGCATATGATGAGCAAGCGGCAGAAGCTTTACTGAAAGGGCGTTTTGAGGCTCTTGAGTACAGACAGCGCGGTGTCGATGCGTTGCGAAGGTTAAATGAGGTATTAGCGGCCAGTCTTGCTAGAGCGGCAGCTGGTGGTATTGATCCAACAAGTGGATCGGCGGCTGTAATTGATATGGCTAGTCAGGCAGAAGCAATCAGAGAAAAGAATATTTCTGAAAGTAATGCGCTCATGGCAGAAGGGGACGCGGCATTTCAAGCGGATCAATACAGACGAGCTGGGCAGATAGCTATTAAAACTGGAAACGTACAAGCCGCATCAACAGTAGCAGCCGGCCTTATTAGAGTTGGTCAATTAGTGTAGGGTTAAGATATGGGACGAGCGCCAAGATATGAAAGAATGGGTGTAAGGGTTCGACAGCCCAGAGGCACAAGGTTTGCAGCGCAAGCTGAGGCTGTTCAATATCAAGAGGCCGTTTCCCAAGCTCTAGGCACAATGAGCGATTTTCTCTTTGAAAAGGGCGCTGAGGTTGCAGAACAAAGAGGTTTAGAACGTGTTAAGCAAGAAGGTGCTATTCCTATTCTTGAGGAGTTACAGCAACAAGGTGGTCCTAGAACAATAGAAGAAAAAACAGCGTATGAAGCGGCTAATAAATTAGCAGTTGCTGAAATCCAAACTGAAGCTGAGTTAGATATCACAAAGGTTTTAGATGAGGGTCAGGCAAATAAAACCTCTTATAATGCAATACAATCAAAGCTATCTGATATCACTGATGGGTATTCTTCAGCTCTTTCATCTATTGATCCGATATCAGCCGGTCTCTTACGACAGCGCTTAATTGAGGCAACCGGCAAAGCAGATATGCGTTATGCAAAGTGGTGGTCGGGAGAGCAAGAAACAATACGGCGTGAAAAGCAAAATGTTGTAGCCGGAAACGCAGCTCAAACAATCCTTCAAAATGCTACAATGCCAGGCGCAACTACTTTGATGATTGACGCTGAGATTGCGGCTAGTGCTGATACTCTTAAAGATCTGGGTGTTGATGAGAAGGCACTTCAAGATTGGCAAGATGAAGTTAAGGCAAGCGCATATAAAAACAATTATCTTTTCTCTTTTAATCAGCTCAGTGTAGAGGAGCAGGGTGAGGCAATAGAGCGTATTCTGGGCGGTGAGGCAAAAGATCTTTTACCTGGTATGGATTACGAGGATAGTGTTCGTTTTGTAAATGGAATTTTGCGGCCCGAATATAACAGAAATGTATCTGTTTTAGGTTCTCAATCTAAATACGTTGTTAATAAAGTTTCGGATCAAAGTAAAATATTAGAAAGTGGTGGTCGCGTTAGCCAGGATGTTATCCAGGAAATGCGTAATCGAGCGATCGAAGTTGAGCAATATGATGGTGGTGCAGCGGTACAAGCTGTTAATGAATTAGAGGGAGATACAAATATATACAGCGGCTTTCGTGCAATGAGCCTGGCAGAAATGGAAGCAACGGTTCGATTATATGCGGAAGGTATCGAGGGCGTCGGTATTGAAGGGAGAGACACTCCGCTTGAGGTAAAACGTTATGAGCAAGCTTCTAAGTTTTTTGAAAAGATGCAAACTCAAATTGACCAGGACGCAATGGGATATGCCGAGCGTGTTGGGTTTATTGAGCGTAAACAGATTGTATCAATAGATGAGCAAGGCGCTTTGCAACTTGATGATGTAGCTTTATCAGAACGTGCATTACAAGCCCAGCAAGTCGCTGATTACTATGGTTTGCCACAACCTAAAATGTTGTTTGCTGATGAAACAAGACAATTAGCGCTTGTTTTAGAAAGAGCTGAGGGCGCTGCAAAATTAAATATATTAGGTACGTTATCGAGCTTTGACCAGGCATCCGGCCAGGTTCTAACAGATCTTGCTGATTATAATCCAGATCTTGCTTTGGTTGGTGCATTAATAAACAACGGATCAACTGAAACAGCGCTTTTAGCAATTGCCGGTCTTGAGAGAATGAAAGCTGGAGAAAAACCAGCTTATTTTTCAGATCAAAACATAAGACCTGTATATGAAGAAGTTTTTGAGAGAGCGGTTACAACCCCAAGAGCAGCGCAAGCAATTAAGGGTGTTGCTAAAGCAATATATTTAGAATTAACAAGTAGGCGTGGAGTAAGTGGAGCAGTCTATGGACAAGCAACTGAAGATTTAGATGCGGAGTTGTATAAAGAGGCGCTACAGCTTGCCGCTGGTTATCGTTTAATAAACGGTAAAGAATATGGTGGAATCCAAGAAGTTCGGGGCGTCAAGACATTTATCAATCCAAACTTAGATGCCGGAGCATATGAACGAATGCTAAATGAGCTAACGCCAGAGGCTCTTGCAAGTGTAACAGGATTAGATATTAGCCCGGCATTGGCATCATCAATAAACGAAACAGATGATTATAAACTTCGTAATATTGGCGGTGATAAATACGTTATAGAGTATGGCAAGAATGGCGATGTTGCTGCTGCGGATAAAGAAGGTCGGCCAATAATATTTAATTCTCAAGAATTGTTTGAGGCATTAATTCCACAGCCACAAGCTTCACAAGACAGGTTTGGTAGTCTTTCATCTATTTTCGGCACAAACGAATTACCAGAAAATATTACACAACCAGAGTTAGATTTTGAGGAAGCTATTGCTCCAGAAGTTCCGACAGAAAGCCCACCATTATTAACAGCCGGTCAGTTGCCAGATAGACGTTTAAATAAAAAACAAACTAAGTTTTTAAGAAAACAAGTTGAAGCTGCAAAAATACCAGCGTCTGAATATGAAACACGCATTAAGCCGTTTGCTGATAAAGTGCCAAATGAAGCGACAAATGATGAATTTGTTGATTATCTTGATGCGCTTTTTAAAGGTTTTAATAAATCGTTTGAAGATTGGAAAGCTACACAATGATCCAATTCGATCGATCAGATGTTTATGATTTGACAGGCGTTCCTACTATTTCGGAGCCTGTATCAGATTTTGCTGCGAATTTTTTTGCGGCGAGAGAAAGCATGAAGCTTAACGATCAATCTCAAAGTAGAGACAAAATACTTAAAGAACTATGGGGTCCAATTGTAGAGGAGTTAAATGAAACGTTCCCTAACCAGGGCTTTCTTGGCCGTGACTTTGAAAACCCTGGAGACTTCTTAAACATTGGTTTGGGCATATACAGCACACAAGGCGGTCCAGAGGATCGTTATAACTTCGCAGTAAACAATATTATGAAGTTTATGAATACGAACCAGGAGAGCCTTCCTGATAGTCTCAAGGGGATTACAATCGATAGCCTAGAGCAAATTGCAAAAGAACGAGCGCAAGCGGCAAGAAAACTAAATGAAGAAATAGCTTCAAGAAACTTAGATTTTAGTGGAACGCTAGGTCAGTTTACTGGCGGAGTTACTGGCATCATAGATGATCCAGTCAATGCTTTTGGGATTATGGGCGCTTCAGCTAAAACATTGTGGCGATTTGCACTTACTGAGGCTGTGATTGGCGCTGGCGTGGGCGCAATGGCTGAGACCGGCGTAAAAGAATGGTATGATGAATTAGGTTATGATTACACGTATCAAGATTTTATTCGCAATGTTGGTTTAAATGCGGTCGGTGGCGCTGTCTTTGGCACAGGCATAAAGATTGGAGCTGATGGAATACGGAAAGGTTGGGATGCTTTAAGTAAATCTGGTCGTGCAAATGATGATAGTAAAACCTTAGCGGATGCAGCTGAGGCAGCTGAGGAGTTTGAGGCAGATAATCCGTTTACTGAACCAGATCTTCCTCCGGCCCAGGCAGAACATAACAGCCGGGCAATCGCGGCAGAGGCAGCTGTTGAGAACAACAAAGCGCCGGTTATGCCTACAGAAACAACAATTCAGCCTAAAGAATATGAAGGCGATAATTTAGATGGTATGGTTTTTAAAATCCCAGCTAAAAATATTTTAGTCGATGCAAAAAGATTTCAGTTTAAATCTGGTGGTGATGAGTTTGGAGTGACTGAGCGTTTGCAAGGCGTCACTGAATGGAATCCCGACTATGCTGGTACTATTATGGTTTGGGAAGATATAGATGGTAAAGTATTTGTTGCAGATGGACATCAGCGTGTAGGTTTAGCAAAGCGCATAATGTCAAATGATCCGTCGCAGCAAATAAATCTTATTGCTCGTAAGTTTCGTGAAGTTGATGGTGTAACCGCAGAACAAGCAATGATAAGAGCCGCTGGTGCTAATATCGCAGCCGCAGATCCTAAAGTTCAAAAAAGTTTATTAGTTGATGCTGCTAAAGTTTTGCGAATTGATCCCAACAAAATTGATGAATTAAATTTACCGCCAAAATCTGTTTTAGTACAACAAGCGAGAGATCTTGTTGTTTTAAATGATAATGCTTTTGGTGCAATTATAAATGAAGTTATCCCGGCAAACTATGGGGCTATTGTTGGTAGGCTAATTGATGATCCTGATTTACAAGACGCTGCTATAAAAGTGTTATCAAAATCAGATCCACAAAATGTATTTCAAGCTGAAGCAATTGTTCGCCAGGTACGTGAAACCGATTTAATAAAAGAAACCCAGGTTTCTCTGTTTGGTGATGAGGATGTAGCCACAAGTTTATATAGTGAACGCGCCAAAGTCCTGGATCGCACTGTAAAATTATTAAGGGCAGATAAATCATCTTTTGAAAACCTCAGCAAAAATGCAGAACGTATTGAAGCAGAGGGAAATAAATTAGTTAAAGATCAAAACCAAAGGAGGGCCGACCAAGATGCCCAAGCGATCACGTTACTCCAAGCGCTTGCGAACCGAAAAGGAACGCTCAGTGATGAACTCTCAGCCGCAGCCAGAAGCGCAAAAGAACAGGGATATGCAGACGCAGCCCGAAACTTTGCCGAGGCTGTCAGACGAGGAGTTGAACGAGGAGATTTTGATAGGGCGGCAACTGGCGATGTTGGACGCGCTGTCGATGTTGCGCCGCAAAGCCGCAAGGATGCGATCGAGGACGAACCAACCCTAGAGGGATTTGACGAGCCTACAGGACCAGCTGCTGAAGCCCAGGCAAATCAAATGGCTCTAGATACATTTAGAACTCTCGAGGAGGTTACAGAAGCCAGGCCTGTTTTGCAGTCACTAAAAGATAGACAGCCTGTTGAGACTGTTGATGATATATATAAGATTGCCCAGGAATCCCAAGACTTCATTGTTAATATTGCTAAAAATATAGAAACAGATTTAGGCGTTAAAGTAGAAAATCCTGGTCTAAAAAAAATTGATGCAGCAAAATCTAAAATGCAACGTAAGGCATATCAATCTGCTAAAGAACTAACAGATATTTCTAGGGTTGGATTTATTACTAACAAAGCTGCTGATGCTGATGCAATTTCTAAACGCTTGGCTCAAAGTGCAGAAATATTAGATGAAGGATGGGGCGTTACACCAGCTGGTTATTTCGATCGTAAAATTTTAGTTCGTACACCCAATGGGATCGTTTCAGAAATTCAAATATGGTCTCCAAAGCTAATAGAAGCAAAGACTACAAAAGGTCACAAGTTATACAAACAACAAGATAAATCTAATGATCCTAAAGAAATTGAACGATTAGAAACAGAGCAAAGAAAGCTTTATTCAAAAGCGTTATCTGAAGAAGATGCTTCTTTTAAAAATTTAGTCGGTATGGAAAAAGGTCCGAAAGTACTTTCAAATGTAGACATAAAAGCGCTTTCATCCGCAATCACACGGCCAGAGTTACGAACATCCAGGCCGTCAACAGCTGTCCAGGAACCGCCTGGTGTAAGTATTGCCAGGGCTTCCGAAGGTGAAAAAGATATAGCTGGACGTCCGTCCCAGGAAACTAGAAAAGTATCAGACATAGATATTACTCCTGAGCAAAGAGTAACTGATATCGCTGAAGAAATCAAGCCCGAGGATTTTGATTTAGAAATCCCACTTGCATCGACGCTTGATGATGAAGGAAACCCAGTCGCAATAACCAGGACATTGCGTGACATCAAGTCCGATATTGATGCAGAGGACGCGCTAATTAATCGTTTGGGAGTTTGTGGGCTATGAGTACATTTAAGAAATGTGTAGAAGATGGAGTGGCCGCCAAAGAGATTACCCAGGAACAAGCGGATGAATATAGCAATTTGTTTGATGATCTTGTTGAGCAATACAATAAACAGTTAGGCCCAGGACCGGCAGAAACAAAAGCTGGAATTGATGCGGCTCAAGCGGTGCGTAAAAAAGCTATTGAACGCAAACGTCAAACAATGCTCCAGGCAAAAACTTGGAAGCAAATAATGCTTGATATGGAAAACTATAGATCAATTACTGGTCAACAAAATATGAACCGGGCAGCCCTGGCGTTTTTTGAACAGGATTCAACATCTAGATTTGCAAGTATAACACAGCTTCAGCAAACGATCGAGCGTAGTGCAACGCGAAAAATGGATAAGTTTTTAGCAACATTTCGCCGGGATCTTATTGGACGTACTCGTAATAAAGCTCAACTAAAGAATATGATTAAAGAAGTGTTTGGCGAAAATACAGGGGATGCTTCAGCTAAGGAATTATCATTAGCCTGGAAAGAGGCAGCTGAGTATTTACGAAAACGTTTCAATGCAGCTGGTGGCGCTATACCGATAAGATCAGACTGGGGTTTGCCACAGCAACACAGCACATTAAAAGTACGTGAAGCGAGTTTTGAGGAATGGCGTGAGTTTATCTTTGCACGTCTTGACCTGGAAAAAATGAAAGATATGGAAACCGGGTTACGTTTTTCATCGGAAAAACTTGAGACTGTTTTATTTGATGTTTATGAAACAATCCGAACTGAAGGGTATAGTAAAGTTAAGCCAGGCGGTAGGCCAGTTGGCGGAAAGTCTTTAGCAAACCGTAATGCAGATCATCGTTTTCTAGTATTTAAAAATGCCGATGCCTGGATGGAATATCAACAGAAGTTTGGTAATGATAATCCTTTTGACACTATGATGGGCCATATTAGCAATATGTCCAGGGACATTGCATTTATGGAACGCCTGGGGCCGAACCCTATGGCAACAAAAAACTTTATCAAACAAACGTTATCTAAATCAGCGGCCGGTGATGCAAAAGCAGAAAGCGCAGCTAGGTCCGCAGTTAGAAAAATAGATCAGCTTTACAATATTTTACAAGGAACTCATAATACGCCAGTCAATCGTTTCTGGGCAACAACGTTTGCTGGAACCAGGCAATTGTTACAATCAGCTATGCTTGGATCAACTGCAATAACAGCAATTACAGATGTAAACTTTAGCCGTATCGCTCGACGTATGAACGGATTGCCGCAAACAAAAACTCTTAATCAGTATTTAAAATTATTGCAGCCATTAGGCGCTGAGGAAAAGGGTAAGTTAGCTATTCGTTTAGGGCTTACAGCTGAAACATGGTCAACTTTAGCGGCTGCACAAATGCGTTATGTGGGTGATATATCAGGCCCAGAGGTTACACGTCGAATTGCTGATTTTGTAATGAGAGCGTCATTTTTATCTCCAATGACACAAGCCGGACGGTGGGCGTTTGGTATGGAGTTCCTGGGAACACTAGCTGATAATGTGGGTAAGTCGTTTGATGAGCTTGATCCAATGTTCCGTAAAGCTATGGAGCGTTACAATATTAACGGCGATCGATGGGATATTATTCGTCAAACAGAACTTTATGACTACAAAGGTTCTAAGTTTTTAAGAGCTGAGGATATTGAGTTTCGTACTGATATTGATCCCCGGCTTGCCAGGGAAATGGCTACAGACATTATGCGTATGGTCGAGACAGAAACAAATTATGCAATTCCATCTACATCAGTACGTGGTCGAGCGGCATTAACTGGCGATATTCCTCCAGGTACTATTATGGGTGAACTGGCTCGCTCATTTGCTATGTATAAAAACTTTGGAGTTACCCTGGTAAATACTCATATTATGCGTGGGGCTGGTGAAAAAGGAGTAAAAGGTAAAGGTCGTTATTATGCAGATTTATTGATAAGTACCACCATTATGGGGGCGTTAGCCTTACAGCTTAAAGAAATGGCTAAAGGTAGAGATCCGCGCCCAATGGATGATCCAGAATTTTGGGGAGCAGCATTTTTGCAAGGCGGTGGCCTAGGTATTTATGGAGATTTTCTATTCGCAGATCTTAATCGTTTCGATCGAGGGCTTCCCACAACGATAGCTGGCCCAGTTGTTGGCTTTGCCGATGATGTAAAGAATTTAACATTAGGTAATATAATCGAAGCAGCTCAGGGAGAGGACACAAAAGTAGCTAGTGAAATGATTGGTTTTACCCAACGTTACGCGCCAGGTGGAACAATATGGTATGTTCGTTTAGCTCTTGAAAGAATGCTATTTGACCAGGCAAAACTATGGGCTGATCCTGATGCTGGAAAGAAAATAAGAAGGACAAAACGTAAATATGCGCGTGAATATGGGCAAGATTTTTGGTGGGAGCCTGGTAAAATGACACCGAAACGAACGCCAAATATAGAAAACATCTTTAGGTAATAAACAATATCTGGTATATAAGGGCAAAGATTGGAGTTAAAATAGCATGGCTGATATCCCAATTAATGAAGTAACTCGCCGAGTTCAATTTACTGGCAACACGACTACAGGTCCATTTGCCTTTACATTTAATATATTAAGCGATGATGATATAATCGTTTATAAGAACTTTGTTCTTCAAACAATCACAACGCATTATACAGTTTCAACGAATGCAAACGGAACCGGATCAATAACTTTAACGTCACCGTTAGTAGCGTCGGATGTTTTGACTATTATCGGTGGCCGTGCTCTTGAACGTACAACTGATTTTGTAACCGCTGGAGATCTTTTAGCGTCAAGCTTGAATGAGCAACTTGATAGCCAGGTTATTATGACTCAACAGTTAGACGAGAAGCTTGATCGATCTTTGAAGGTAGACATAGGAGATCAATTTACAGATCTATCTTTACCATCTAAAGCTAATCGCCTGGGTACTGTTTTGGCGTTCAACGCGACATCAGGAGATCCAGAGGCTGGTCCACAGATTGCAGACGTTTCTACACTTGCAGCAATAACGGCTGATATTGCTACACTTGCTGATATTGAGGATGGTACTGATGCAACAGACGCTATTCAAACGGTTGCCGGGATATCAAGTAATGTTTCAACAGTAGCCGGGATAAGTGGGAATGTTTCAACAGTAGCTGGTATATCAGGCAATGTGACTACAGTTGCTGGTATATCTGCGAATACTACAACAGTGGCCGGTATATCAAGTGATGTCACAACGGTTGCTGGTATATCTTCAAACGTTTCAACGGTTGCTGGTATCTCTAGTAATGTAACAACAGTCGCTGGAGATAGTGCAGACATCCAAGCATTAGCCGCAAAAACTACAGAACTAGGATTGCTTGGTACAGCTGATGCAATCGCTGATATGAATACGTTAGCTACGTCTGCAATTGTTACTGATCTCGATGCTCTTGCTAATTTAACAACAGAGATTGATGCTCTTGGTGATATCACATCTGCTATTTCAACTGTTTCTGGAATAAGTGCAAACGTTACTACAGTTGCAGGTATTTCTGCTAATGTTACTTCTGTTGCAGGTAATTCTACGAATATAAATGCTGTTGCAGGGAACTCAACAAATATTAACGCTGTTGCTGCTGATGCAACAGATATAGGAACTGTTGCTACTAATATTTCTAATGTAAACACAGTTGCAGGTAATAATACCAACATAAATACTGTTGCAGGTATTAGTTCTAATGTAACCACAGTTGCAGGTATTAGCGCGAATGTAACAACTGTTGCAGGTGACACTACAAACATTGGAACGATTGCCACAAACTTAAACGGTACTGATACTATTGGAACAGTGGCTGGATCAATCAGTAATGTTAATACTGTTGGTGGCTCTATTACAAATGTTAATACTGTTGCAAGTAGCATTAGTGATGTTAATAGCTTTGCAGAGCGTTATCGTATTGGTGATACTGATCCAACAACTAGCCTTAATGCTGGTGATTTATTTTTCAACACAGCAGATAATGGTTTTAAATTTTACCATGCGGGTGATACTGAATGGAAAACGGTAAATGTTTCTGGTATTGGAAATGTTGTTGAGGATACAACTCCACAGCTTGGAGGTGTATTACAGTCAAATGGAAATAATATAGAGTTTCCTGATAGTAGTGGCGCTGAAAACAATAGACTAAAGTTTGGCGCTAGTGATGATTTGGAGATTTATTTTGATGGGACTGACAGCAATATAGTTGCTGCTG